TTTTTACGGTCATTTTGCCGTCAATGAGCTCCGCCGCGGTCATGCCGGGGATTTTTGTCCTTGCGTATCCTCCGCCGGTCACCTCGATGCCGGAATTATCCGCTCCCGGGTCGGTTGTGTAAAGGGCAAAGTACAAATCCTCCGGTGGAGTGAATGCTGTCTTGTTAAATATCATATCCATTACATTTTTTGCCATGTAATTAGACAATGCGCTCATATGCTGCACCTCTTTTTAATCGTGATTTTTATGCCGGTAACATTTTTGTCACCGGTGTTTTTTATGTATATCTTTGCGGGAGTTTCCATTGTGCCGCCCGAAACTACAATCAGGCTTTCGGGATTCCCGGCAATAATAAAATCCTGCTGGCGGATGGCGGACAGGGCAAAGGGAAATGCCGTAAAGGTAATGTCAAATTCTTTAAGGCTTGCAAGCTCCTTTGTGTCGATTGCCTCGAAAACGTGGGCGTTGTAAATCTTGTCCGGCTCGGTGTCAAAAATCAGCTCGCCGCTGCCGGAAAGCCATTGTCCTATTGCCCGCGCTTTTTGCGCCGCATGCCCGATATAGGCGCAGGATACGATTATATTTATGTCGCTGTAAGTGTTGTCTGTGATGTAATAGCTTCCGTGCCTGCCCGGAATAGTTATTGCGGATGCGTTTTTTTGAGCCTTCACAAATCGCTTTATATCCGTAACAATAATCCCGTATGCATCGCTGTGTTTGCCGCAGAAAGTAAATCCTGTCATATCAGCGTAACTCCTTTGCTCCGCGCCGCTTTTACGGCTCTGTTGTATAATTTTTCGGCAAGCAAATCAATGTCGGCCTCGTCGCGGATTACAACGGTATCCGCAACCTTGCCGAAAAGCGTTGCCGGTGCTGTTGCGGCGGAATTTTCGGCATAAACGCCCGCCATATTTGCCTTGACGGTGCTGTCCACATTAAAGGTTGTGGGAATGGCATTTTGCATATCCTTTGCAATGCCTTGCATTGTGTCGCCAAAGCCGACGCCGAGGCCCTGTGCCATAAATCCGCCAAGCTCGGCAAAAAGCTTTGATGGGCTGTGTATGCCGAAAAAATCCTTAATGCGGTCGACAACTCCGTCAAAAAAGCCGGATATTTTATCCCAGAGCCATTCGCCCGCATCTGAAATGCCTTCCCAAAGTCCTTTTATAAGATTTCCGCCCACTTCCACGATTTTATATGTCAAGTTTCCGAAAGCGGAAACAATGCCTTCGATAATCTGCGGCACTGCCTTGACAATCTCAATGATAATGGTCGGAAGATTTTTTATGAGGGCGACGAACAGCTGCACTCCCGCAAGAATGATTTTGTCGATATTTTTTATAAACCCGTCGCATATTGCGCTGACTATTTGCGGCAGAGCGTTTACAATGGTGGTGATAATCTGCGGCAGATTTGTTATAAGCGCAATGAGAAGTGTCACTCCCGCCTCAATAATCTGCGGCAGGGCGGATAAAAGCCCGTTTATTATCCCGTCGATTATTTTTGGCAGAGCCGCGACGATTGCTGTCACAACTGCCGGAATTGCCTGCACAAGCCCCATAAAAAGCGTGGTTGCCGCCGTTATTACAGCGGTTATATTGCTTGTCAGAAATGTTACCACGGCGGTTATGATTTGCGGCAGAACGGCAACAATGCCCGGAAGGGCCGACATAAGCCCGGTTGCAATTCCCGTAAAGGCGGTCAAAGCCGCCTGTATGAATTCGGGCCCCGATTCCGCAAGCGCCGTTGCGAGGGAAGATAATATTGCAGGCAGATTTGCTCCAAGCTGTTCGGCTACTGTCTGCAAACCGGCCATAAGCGCTGAAAAAGCCTCCGTTACGCTTTGCGCCAATGTGGGTATAAGTTCCGGCAGGGCATTCAGCACCATGGAAATCAGATTTGTAAGCCCGGAAATCAGCGATGGCAGCAATGTTGATGTTATAGTCGGCAGAACATTGACAATCGATGTGACAACCGCCATCAAAACAGCATTGAACCCGTTTAGGAAGTTGGGGAGCAGATTGTTTATTTGCGTTAAAACATCATTCAAAAAGCTTGTAAGGCCGGATGCAAGCTCTCCGCTGTCGCCGCTTTGCAGAGTTTTTACAAGCATCTGCGCCAAGTTGGGCAGTCCTGCATTTACCGTATCCATTATGCCGGCAAGGGCGGGAGCAAAGGCAACCGCTATTTCTTTTCCTGCGGCGGATGTAGTTGCTTTAAAGGTGTCTATTCCGTCATTAAAGGCGTTAATACTATTAAGGCTGTCCTGCGACAAAATAAGTCCGGCCGCCTCGGCCTTGTCGCCGAGTTCTTGCAGAGTATCCGCTCCGCCTTTGATAAGCGGATTGAGGTCCTGCGCGGATTTGCCGAAAATCTGCATTGCAAGCGCATCGCGCTCGGTTTCGTTTGATACTTTTCCAAGAGCGGCGATTGCTTCGTTAAAAACTGTCTGCCCGTCCCTTAACTGCCCGTTGACGTCCACAACGCTTACGCCAAGCGCCGCATATGCTTCGGCTGCGCTGCCGGTGCCGTCCTTTGCGCTTGTCATGGATTTTATGTTTTTTGCCATTGCGCCGGTAAGGGTATCCAGCGACACGTCGATTATATCGCTTGCATAGGCAAATTTTTGTATTTGCTCGGTGGAAAGCCCTGTTTGCGTTGCAAGAGTGTTGATATCGTCGGCTGCTCCTGCCGCCTTTGCCGTAAGGCCGAAAACGGCAGTTCCTGCGCTGGCCGCGGCAACGGCGTATTTTTGCACCGCTCCGATTGATACATCGACCACCTTTGCAGGTACATCCATTACGCTTTTTATTTTTTCCGTGGCATTTTTAACGCCGTTTGCCAAAAGGTCAAATTTTGAGGGAGTGTCGCTAAGCTCGTTTTTGAGGGATTTTAATTTGCTTTGAGTGCTTGCAAGCTCCGACTGGAAACTTATATACTGCTCACGGTCGATTTTGCCTTCCGCAAACTGGCGGTTTACCTGTTCTTGCGCATCCTTTAAGGTTTTAAGCTTTTCGGATACGGCGCCTATTTCATCTTTTAAAATTGCCTGTTTTTGCGCAAGCAAATCAGCGTTGCCCGGGTCGAATTTAAGCGCCTGATTAACTTGTTTAAGCTCGCTTTGCAGCTCTTTCGCCTTGCTGTTTACGCCCGAAAGCGCTTTGTCAAGCGGAGATGTGTCACCGCCTATTTCAATTGTTATTCCTTTGAGCGACTTTGCCATTTGCTACACCCCCGAAATGCGCTCTTAATTTATCCCGTTCCGGGCTTGTCTGCTCAAGCCGCCAGCAATCGGCAAGATATTCCCGCCCGCTCTGCGTCTGCGAATAGTTATAAACAACTGCGTCTTTAAGCAATTGCCAAAACGTTAACACATTTAATTCGTCCACCTCGACAAAATTAAATCCGGTATAATCTGCGACAATTTTTTCTTCAAGACTTTCAATTTCGTAATAAACCGGTTCATCGCTCGGCTTATGCGGTATTTTTATATTTTTTTTTCGTCTTTTATCCAATCAAAAAAGTCATTTAAAAACGCCGTTGCGGTTTTTAAGTCAAAATTGTCCACTACAAATTCAGCCGTAAATTTTTTGCCGGAGTTATTGTTATTTAAAATCAGCGCAATTGCATTTGCAATGGCATCAATATCTCCGTTTTGTGAGGCCAGCGTCATTATAGTTTTAAGTGCCCCAAGTTTTGGAGCACTTAACGTTATAATTTCGCCATCTATTTGGCACTGATAACCGCTTTTAATTGCTGACAAATCAAACATACTATACGCTCTCCTCAAAAATTATCAATGTGCCTTCATTGTCAATCGGCAGCGCCGAAAATTCGGCGTCAATAACTGTTTCTTTGTCTTTTGCAAATGCAAAGCTAAATCCTGCCTTGTTTTGCCCTTTGATAGTAACCCTTATATCGCCGTCTGCCGCGTCTTTATGGACAAATCTGATTATATAGCTTTTACCGTCTTGATTATTAACGCCTCCAATTTTTACGGTTCTGATACCGTTACTTTCGGTCACTCTTGCAGTTGAGCAGAGTTTTGCAAGCGTTTCTCCGTTCCACGTCATAATGCCGCTTTTAAGAGTAACCTCCTCCGACGTGAGGATTGTTTTGCTCACATATCCCAAGTCATCCTTTGCAGTGTAAAAATCCGGCTTGTATTCCAGAGTTGCGCCGCCCGATATGTAGCCTATCAAATTCTCGCTTTTTTCAAGTTCAGCGTTTGCGGGTATCCCGCCGGACGCGTCAGCTATATACAGCAATCCGCTGCCAAGTATTATTTTTTCAGCCATTCACAACATCCCCTTTAATTCTTTTCAATTTCATTCGCTAAAAGTTCTTCAAGGCGTTTTTTGGCAAGGTCTTCTCCGTATTTAATATGCGGGAAAGCTCTTGTCCGCCCTCCGTTTACGGTTGCGTGCCCATGCTCCAACAAGTGAGTAAGCCTATAATATGGGGTCGCAACATACCAAGTTTTAATGCGTTTGTACTGTGTATCGGCAGTAGTTGCCAGCCGAAAAGCTTTAACGTATTTTCCGGTGCCACCAAAAGTCACATGATTTTTAATTTCGTCCATAACCTCTGCCGCCACGGTATCAACCACGGCTTTTGTTTTGTCTGTTAGGTCCTTGCTATAATTAGTAAGCTCGGTAATTATAGCAGCGCTTAAATCGTCAATTTTAACTTTTGCCATATCAAATAACCTCAACAAGGCTAAATTCGTATACCGTCATAAATATGCCCTCCTCGGCTATCCAAAGGCGCTCGCGATTGTACGGGATTTTATCAAGCAACGCTTCAACTTTGCCCTCTATTGCAGGCGATATTTTTATACAATAAAGCTCCACTCTGATATCACGCTCTGCAATGCAATTTTTTTCATCGGCGCCGCGAATTTGGCAGCTTTCCGTGTACACTACAAACGGAGGAGCAATGTTTTTACTGTTAAATTTTATTTCCGCTACCGGCAATCCGGTAGTTTCAAGCCATGCTTTGATGTCACTCATAGTACCCTCCAAGTCTACGGTTGCAATATAATTCCGTTATCCCGTCCTCTCGTGTGTAAATGCGGTAAATTGTATATTGTGCGTCATTATATTTTACTTTGGTCTGCTCATTATAACTTTCGCTGTCCATCGCAAGACAAATTTCCGGCTTTATGCCGGCTTGCCCCGCACTAAAAAATTCATTCGACTGTATAGCTAATTCCGCACAAAAGCAAAGTGTTTCTTCGCCCTCGTCACTTATCAAATAACATATGTTATCCATAAGCGGCGCCGACTTCGGCGAAATATTTTTAAGTCCCATTGTTACATCTCTCCTTTGCAATGCGGTTGCGTATCCTCCATTGCAAATTTTGTGGCATAGGCGCATCCTCGGCACGCTTTTTGTACACCCATTCGGCGTAGTCGCAAAGCAAAATTTGGTCCTCACTTTTGGTTAAATCAAGGTCAATTCCCTTTGCAGCTAATTCGGCTTGCCTTGCCTGCAACATAGGGATAAAATAATCGTCCCGGGCGTTATGAGTAACGCCCAAGACAATTTTAAAAAGTTTCAATACGGTATCCATTTTACCGCCCCTTAGTATTTAATTATCCGGCAGGCGTAAATGTAAGAGTAACAAGCACAAAAGCTCCCGGTTTTGTCGGTCTGCCGTCAAATCTGCCCTTGCCGCGGAACGCCATTTGGTCTTCCGTAAATTTTACGTGTTCAGATTTGTCAATTGTTATCGTTTCGCGCTCAACAAGGGTATATTTGCTGAAATCGCCAAATAAAATTTTGTCGTCGTCCATGTTGTTATTAAATACAACACGCAATCCAAGCAAATCCGGTGCATTGAGATTAGGCATTTTTGCAACGACTTCTCCGGCGCTGGTCGATTGTATGCTATATTGCAGCAATCTGTTGTAATAGGTTGTACGGCTCATAACCGCAACTATTTCACCGGTGCTGTCTGCGCCAGTGTCAATTTTGGCAATCGGTTTTGTAATGTCCGCAAAGCCGGTCGGGTCTTTTACGGTGACTTTGTTAGCAGTCGGCAGTTTGGGTATAATGCCGTCCGGCTGTTTGTCGCCAGTGCCTTTAAGAATTGCCGCGTCAAGTCCAAGCGCAATAGCTCTTGCAAGTTTGCGCGCCACATATTCGTCAAGGTTTACTATGCTGTCCTGCAACATGGAGTTATCAACAAAAGTAACCTTGCCAATTTTATAGCCGTCAAAGCTAATATTTGTAATTGTGCCGGTATCTCCATCAGCAAGAGTGCCGGTTTGCTCAATCCATGTTGCCGCGGTTGTGTCTGTGTCAATCAAAATACGGGTTTTGCCGTTTACTCTGATTTTATCGACAAGCGGATAGAGGGTCGTATAATCTCCCATTATATCCATTATGCGGTTTACGATAACCTCGGGGATTGCTAATTCCTGTCCGCCGACTGCGCGCAAATTCCTAAATTTGTCATAAAATTCCTTAACCTCTGCACGCTCATAATATGCTCCCGACTTCAAAAGCTCTCTAATTTGATACCTATTCATATTCGCATTTTCGCCTCTTTCTTCATGATTTTCTTTTTGAGTTGTTGTTTTGCTGCGTTCGGCAAGTTCTTCAAGCTCTTGCGTTATGCGCGATATTTCGCTTTCAAGCTCGCCTATTTTTTCTGCCAAATTTTCGGACGCATTTTCTTTCTCAAACGCGTCTATTTCTTCTGTCACCATTTTAAGGTCTTCTTCGGTCTGTGCTTCGTCAAGCGCTTGTTTCAGTTCTTCTGCCCTTTTGGAGAGTGCCTCTTTTTTTTCAAGGCAATTTGTGAGTTCGCTTTGACGCTGTTTAAGCAGCGCTTGCAATTTAAGTTGTTTTAACATTTAATAGCCTCCAATCTTTTCTTCAAATTTGCTTTTTTAAATTTTATAATATCTTTTGCCCTTGCTTGTACTTGCGTTTGCGGATAAGCCGGGAAAGTACAAATTGATACTTCCGCAACATCGGCTTTTTCCACTGTCCAATGCAGCCCATCCGGTTTTTCTTCGTAGCTTTCAAGTACGGGAGTAAAACCAAAGCTGCACCCGCTAATGTCACCACGTTCCACGCGGGCATATACTGCTAACGCTTGCGGGTCGTTTTGATTGATTTTAACCCGCCCCCATAAGCCGTGGGCGTCAGTTTTAAGTTCAAGCGTGCCGCTGCCTGTGCGCCCCAAAACATAACCCGTATCGTGGTTAAATAGACATCGGATGTCATTGCTTTTTAGTGCGTCGTCAAAAGCCCCACGGGCGATTTTTTCAAAACAGCCTTCATATAGTGCCGTTTCCTGTTCGAATACTGCAAAATATCCTTCGATGTATTTTTCGCCGCTTTGTTCGGCGCGAACAGTTAATTTTGACGCTTGATAAGATGTTCTTTCATTCATTATTTTCTCCTTCTTGCACAAGTTTTTTCTGGTCGCCAACCTTGTCCACCGGCACATAATTTTCAAGCACTATATACTCATTCATTCCGGGATTGTCGCTAGGGGCATAGTCAAATTCCGTACGGCCCTCATTTCGATTAAGCATGCCCCCCGCAACCATTTCTTTAACAAACTGTACTTTTTCGGTCAAGTTGTATTGCAACAAAGACTTTGGGTTGAATTTAAAATACATTGTGGGCGAATATAACAAGCCTTTTGTCAACGTCTGCTGTATAATCATTGCAACACTCATTATTTCAGTCGAAATAAAGTTGTTATATGCCTCTTTGTCAAAATCTCCAATGCCAACCATAAAAGCGGGTACGCCAAAAGCAGCCGCTATTGTGCCTTTGTCAAGCTTTATGCTATCTTGTATCGCAAGGTCGTTTAGTGTAAGTGGTTGTATTGTTTTGATGTCAATTTCTCCGGCCGGTATGAGCCACGGCTCTCCTTGCTCTGTTTCTTTTGCGTAACTACCTAATATTTTCCGGCGCATTTCCTCGTCTTGTAGCTCTTGTATATCGGCGTTTATTGATATAATCAAAGAGGGCTTCCACTTTGAACGCAAAAAAGCTGTTTTGGTAGCGTTTGCTTGCAAAAGATTTTCAACCGCGTCTTTTATTAGTGGTGCATATCCTTGCCCCTTATATGGCTTGTCGTCATCCGGGTTAAGAACAAAATGTAAAACTTCGCTCGGCTCAAAAACTGCGCCATTATACCGTATACGGTAGCCGTCTTGCGTATCGTCAAAATATACCCGGCTCATGTCCCATATATCCATACTGTCAAGCAAGCCATTTTTGAAAATCGGATAAACAACGGCGTTGCCATATATGAGCATATCCGTAACAATTTTATAGATAAAATTTTTACGCGTCATGTTGTGGTTAGGCGTAATGTCAACCTTTTTCGCAAGCTCATTTTTGAGCCGCACATCCCCGTTTTCCTTGTTTTCCATCAGCATGATCGTCATTGAGGATACTAAATTAGCAATTTTATGTACACATTGCCGGACGTCCGGATTTTTTGATAATGGAGTATACCCAAGCGGGCAAAGTATGTCGCGGGCGTCAGTGCCGTTAAGCCAAAGCGCTACAGGGTCGGCGCGTATTTTGCGTTTACGAAATGGATTTTTAATAACAATTCCCCCTTAATTAAACCATTTGTTTATTTTGCTTTTTTTGTCCTTATCGTCAATAAACTGTTTGACTGCAATAACCGTGCAATCAAATAAGTCCATACGGGCATTTTCGGCGACTTTTTCAAAGCGGATACGGTCATCAAAATCTTCCACCGCTTTTACGTTGCCAATGCAATACTCAAAAGCTTTGCTATGTAAGTAATAAAATTTTTTGTCTTTAATTTGCTTTTCAATGTAGCGAAAAGCCTCGGATTTTTTCCAATATGCCTGATCTATTTGCTCCATTTTGAAACCGGATTGAACCATCATCCGGTAAAAATCGCGTGATTTGTATTTGTCAAAACCGCAAGTATTAATTTTAAAACCTTTCCTTTTCATTTCGACAAACCATTTTACAACGTCGTTATAGTCGACCGTGTCTGCGTTACAAAGGGTAAGCCATCCTGCCTCTTGCCACCAAAAAAACGGGATGTTATCCTCCTCAGATTTTTCGTGCGCCCTCGTTATCGGCATAAAGCCATGAGTTATTACAATTGACACGCCATTATATTCGCCGTATAAACAAGCTGCGGTCAAGTCGTGCATAACCGATAAATCCGCACCGCCCGTCCACGCAATCGGTAATTTTATAAGCTCGTCAATTGTCCAATTATAGCTTTCGTCGGAAACCTGCACCTCCGCCATGTCGAAATAACTATCCGCAACATTCGTATAAATATTGAGGGATTTATTTAAAAATTCGTTGCGGCTTGACGGATCGTTTTGAGCCTGCAACGCCTCTGCTTCCATGTCCTGCGGTCGGATTGTTATGCCGTAGTTAGGGTTAGCCTTTTCATGCTCAATGGGATTTAAGTAGTCTGCCGGGTTGTCTGCTTTGCAGATAAAAATAAAATATTGCTCGTCTTTTACAGTGCCTGCAAGCACTTTTTGACAATAACAAAGCCTTTGATAACAAAAACTGTTAATTTTTGCCCCCGCTGTGGTAATGCCAATCAAAAGCTTGTTGACATAAGCTTTCATCGCCTGTTTATATACAAAATAATCATTCGGCGAACGGTAAGCGTGTATTTCGTCCAAAATGATTATGTTTGCGTTAAGACCGTCTGCTTGTTCAGAGTTACTTGCCAGTGCCTGCATTTTAATAGAGCCAATTTCCTCACCGGCTTCGTTTTCAAAAGTTCGGCTGATTGAATGTTCGGCGTTGCTGTCCATGATTTTAAAATTACTTTCTTCGCCCATGTACTTTATGTTGCGTTTAATAACGTCAAAGCTTTCAAGTGCGCGGTCAAGTTTGGTTGCAATCATATAGAGCACCGACGTATAACGCATATCAAGCAGCGAAAAAGCCCAAGCTAAAGCCGCTGCAAAAGCCGTTTTGCCGTTTTTTCGCGGTATAAAAATAAACGCCTCATGGTATCGGCGTTCTTTCGTTCCTTTTATGTAAAACCCTGCAAGGTTATAGCAAATAAATTTTTCCCATGCTTCCAACAAAAATGGTTGCCCTTTTTTCGGGCCTTTGATATGCACAAACGTTTTTTCGATTATTTGTATCACAAATTCCGCGCTTTTTTCGTTAAAGTCATATTCGCCACTTTGCAGGTCGTTTAAAAACCTTTGGCACGCTTGTATGTTTTCAACGCAAGCTATTTTTTTGCCGCCAACAACATTACGGGCATACTCCATCACGATATTAAAATTTTTACCGTGTTTAGTTGACGCCATTCAAAAGCCCTTCTAATTTACTCTGCTTTTTACTTTTCGCCATATCTTTATTCCCCATTTTTTTAAGCCCGGACGGAGTAAGTCCCAAAATATTTTCAAGCTCGGTAAGCTCTTTACGTAAATTTTCAACCGATAAATATAACGCCGTTTTGCGGTTGTTAGTCGCGCCAGCTTTGTTTGTGTACGCCTCCGTTATTTTACAACCGCCCTCGTACCATTGAGCCATAAGTATGCTAAATTGCACTCTCATTTCGGCATAGCGGGCGATAATCGCGCTAAATTCGGGGCGATAAGTGCCTAATGTGCGCATATCTTCGACGGTCTGTTCAAAAATAGTTTCAAAATCATTTTGGCGGATAACTTTTAAATCATTCATCGGCAAGCCCCCTTTATCAAATTTTCAGCGCATATATTCAGAGTTCCCCCTGCCCGATGCCCCAAGGGTTATTTGGATTTTTTTTGGAGAGGGGGGATAGTTTTGTTTTTTAGCGCAATCCCCAATTCTGTTAGTCGCCCCGTCGCGCGGTCGTGTAATTTATTGTGCATATCCGTACTAACTGCTATTAAATTCCAGTCGCACCACATATACTCCGGATAATCTGATACCGGGTAAATATGATGTACCGTTGTAGCGTCCACCCTTTTACCATACCATTTGCTTATTTGACATAAGTATCCGTCACGTTTAAGTATTGCCTCACGCTTTTTATCCCAGCGCTTGCTATGATATATATTTGCACGCATAATTTCACCCTAAAAATGATTTTTTTAAAAACCCCCGCTGGGAAAAAAATGAACAAAAACCCAGCGGAGGGGAAAGGAGGTAAGAGCAAATGTGAGGTTTTTTTATTTTGCTCCATTGTAATGATATCATGCTTTCAACGTGACATTCAATGACATCCTGTCCGCGAAACTTTTAAGCGCTTGCTTATGTAAACGTAAGACTTGTCGGTTGCTGTAATGCATAATCTCAGCGATGTCCTCCCATTTTTTACAACACAAATACCTTAATTCTAACAATGCCCTGTACCTGATGTCGTCTACCTGCGCAATGGCTGCGGCAATCTCTTGCTTTATAGCAACAAGCTGGTCAATATCGTTATTAATCTCCGTCTGCAAATCGGCAATCTTGCATAATATCTTATCCTGCGCAGAATTGCCCCCAGTGCCGATTTTATCGTAATTTGCCGTACATTTGCACGCAAGGGCTATGCAAACCTCCCTTTGTGCTATCTTGCTGTCGATTAGCAAATTAAGCTTGTAGGCCGCTTTAAGGTCAATCAATTAAAACTACCTCCCCTAAATCCCAAGCATACGCATTTTGCAATACCT